CAGCCTCTACAGCAATCGCTGTCAGCGGAATAACGATAGTTGCCGCACCTGAGAACGGGAAGGTCGCTCTTTTTGTAGTCGGCTCCGCCCAGTAGTCCTTCTGGTACGAGAGCAGCCGGTCCATCCATGGCTGTCGCTCTGCGTAATGGTTCAAAAGCTCGGACTCTAGGTACGAGACGAGCCTTCTCTCTGTATCTTCGTCGAGATTTAGTTCACGAGGGTAGTCAGCCACGTCATCTCGCCGTGTTATAGGCTGCACAAGCTACTGTACCGGCCCCAAAGCCGATCCCTAACATCTTTAGTTTGTAAAGAAAAGACGGCTTTTTGGGCTCTGGGAACGGTGCAAACGTCATTTTTGGTGTTGGCGTCGAGTCTGCGTCAATTCCGATCAGAATTCCTGGAATGTAGACCCGAGAAATGTCCAAATTACCGCTCCGTAACGAAAAAGTAGCAACAGAAGCAGTGTCACCCAGCTTAGTCCCGCCGTGATACGACAAAACAGGACGAATCTGCGATCGTTGGGCAGTGTCACAGGGGATTCTAACGTACTCAGTATCCACATGGGTGACACTGTGGACAAGGTTGAGCGTATCCGTCGTCGCTTTCCGTCTTTTCCAGATACGCACAGAGTCCTTGAACCATTCTGGAACTGTTTTGACTGTATCATACTGCGTTATTATGATCGGAACTGCTGGTTTTGTTATCGTTCGAGGCAAAAACTCACGAGTTGCAAAGCCAGTCGTCAGTGCTGTGACAGCGATCAACGCGAGAGTTGCCTTAAAATCCATTTTCACATCGAATACCCTGTCTCGATGTCACGGTTAGCCATCAACTCCGTCTCTGTCCTCGCGTACTGATCGAATTTTGCTCGGCTGAGACCAGGCATCCACACGTCTGGTCCGTATGCGAGGGCGTCAAGCATGTGAATCTTCTTACTGGCCCCAAAGGAGTCATACTCTTTAATAAGCTCTTTCGAGTCATCTTCTTGTCCATCGACAGGGAAGAAGATGGAACCTGAACTAAAGTAATTCGCCAGGCCTCTGACTCGCATCGGTTTAGATAGAGCACGCCCTCCCACCACAGGCGAAATTGGGACAATGTTAAAGTATGTCCCTCTGAAGAGCATTTCTCTCTCGAACCAGTGTTTAAAAACACCACTAAACAAGACTTCCTCAATGGCCACCAAGCGAGGCTGCCATCTAGCAACCCGCTTAAATACAAAGTCGCACAACTGAGGAGGCTTCCAATCGCGTTCGAACGCCTGTAAGATGAAACAACGATTAAGCGAGTCGGTCCCTGTAACAACAAAGCCACCAAGACCAGACATAGCAGGGTCGATAAGGATGCAAATATCCAGATCACGGACGTTCAGCCTGGTCTGAACCTTCCCAGAAAAGACGACAATCGTGTTGAAGCCCACCCAATGATACCACCTCTTCCAGCCCTTGTCGAACTCCGTCGCCCCCTCTTCAGGATTATTCGCATACTGAGCGGTCCAAACCTTACGGTTTTTACGAAGTATGGCAAGTGCATCCTGCGTGAAACCACCCTCGGGGAATATTGGAGTGAGTTCAGGTACATTGCCTTCCAAGAGCTTGCCAGTTGGCTCCTCAACTCCCCGGATATATTTGAGTAGCTGATCACCGTAACGCTCGTGTATGTGTGAGTACAGGTCGTCGTATGCCCAACGAGTACCGATCAAGTCGAAGTGATCGCGACCAAAGTCAGAGAAGAAAGACTGGATGTTGTCAAACCACTCTTTGGCTGCGGCCATAACTGCTTCGGAGTCTCTTGCTTTATCTCCGATGAGGTCATCGAACTTGATATAGTTGTAGTGGCGACCCTGAGACCGACCACCGACACCCATAGTGTCAATAGTAGGCTCAGGCCACGTCTGTGAACGCGGTAGTTCGAGTTCGTGCCGATTGATGCGCTGCTTTCGTGGCGAAGGGACAATCTCTGGAAAGAGCCCCATGAGAAGCGGGTTCCCAAGAAAATGCCCTGTGATTGCAAAGAGAAAATTCGAGGCTTGTCCATCGGTCTCGTGACAGATTAAGAGACGACAGTCTGGACCAGCGTTTCGAGGCCACGGCTCCGATTCAGTTACGTCCGGTAGAACAATCTGAATCGAATCACCAATCGTATCAACCGTCGATTTCAGGTGGCCACGAGGAAGGAGGATCTCGCGGAAGCGCCACTCTTTGTTTCTTTCCATCCAGCTGCATAGATGTCCATGCAGATTCTCGGCTAGTCTATCATAACCGAGGATTGATTGGTTGAGGAAGAAAAGGTCTATCTTTGCGCGTCTACGGAGATAGTTCCATGTATCTGTGTCAATTTCACGGAATTTCTCCTCAACTTTCTTCTTCGTATCAGAAATGGTTGTTTCGTCTAGTAGCTTTCTCCATTCCTCATCCGAGACTTCGCCTTCTTGCTCGTAATTACGGATTAGAAGGCTTGGCATTGTCGATCAGGATTGGCTGTAAGCCGTGAAGGCGTCGAGCTTCGTCCGCCTTTTCCATTCCCTTGAGCAGTCTATCCAATCCCTGCTCGGAGACGATCATTGCGTTCTTGATGTTGGTAGTCTCTTCAGTCGCGATCTTCTTAGTTCCTTTCAGGAGAACGATTGCACGGTCGAAGAGACCGAGAGGATTCTTCTCAGCAAGCTCGTCGTTCTGCATCACTTCTTCTACACGATCCATTGCTTTCAGTGCCATTTTCTCGAGACGCTGGTCAATCGTCTCTTCATGCTTCTTTCTCAGTCGAGCGATCAGCAGTTGCTTAATTATTTTTGCTTGCTCGGTATTCATGATGTTGGTGACATGCGTCTCAGTGAAGCCTTTTTCGAGTGCAATGTCCTTACGCGACAAGCCCATGGCATCCAGGAGTACGACTTCCTCGTAGATTGGATGCCACTGCTTGGGATTCCACTTGGGCCGCGTAATCCGAGCGCGACGAGCGACACGATTCTGCTCGAACGCATCAAGATCCGGATTACGCTGTACCTCCGTCAACTCACGTGCAGCTTCTGACATGGTTACGCCTGAGCAACTGTGACGGTTATTGCCTCGTGAGGAGCATGATTCTCGTTGGCATGACCAGACAACGAAACACTAAGATTGGTACCGTCAGGACCAACTGCGCCGGACGAGATGATGAGTTTCGCTGCTTCAACAGCGACCCACACTTGCTGCTTCACAGCCTCATTGATCTCGTAGTCCGGTTGGAGGCCATCCAGCTCCGAAGGAGCGGTGACTTGTTTGCTACAGCTCCAGCTCATACTTTCCTCTTTCCGAAGTGACGAAGTTGTTTCCTGTACTCGCGGAGTTTCTTCCCCAACACTGTTTGCTTGGGCGGCGGAGTAGCCTGTCTAACTCGACTAGTTCCTGTTTTCTTCATTTCAGGTTAAGTGCTGGAGCCAACCACTCCTTGAGCAGATATATGAATATCGCCACAGTTACGACGATATAGATAATCTGCTTGACTGTCGCGTCGATCTTCAGGAGGCTAACGATGACAAGAATGGCCCCCAGAACAACCAACACGACGATCAGGTCGATGAGGCTCATTTCTTCTTACCCTTACGAGGAATGTCCGCGCCGGCTTCGCGAGCAGTCTCCAGGGCGATGGCAACCGCTTGCTTGTGCGGCCGTCCTGCTTCCTCTTCCTTCTTGATGTTGCGTCCGATGGCCTTCTTGGACGCTGACTTTTCGAGCGGCATACCGTACCATCCTTTCCAGTCTGCTGGTAGTAACACTAGCCCTCCATAATCTCCTTTAGCTCCGTGAGACGTGTTGTTACCTGTTCCATTCGCCAACACAGGTAAGCTTCTGGAAATGTGAAACCTTGTTCTTGGAACATCGGCCAGATCTTCTCACGAAACTCAATGAAGTAATTTCTCCACTCAATTTCGCTAGCTTCATCTATGCCGATGAGTTCCTCGTCAGGAGGCATCGCGTTCGAAGATGTGTCGAACTTTGTCGAGGCCTCGCTTCACGAAAGACTTGGTTTCCGCTGGAGCAGACTCCAGTCCCTCAGACATCTTCGCAGCTGTCTTACGCATGGCTGCGCCACGAACGCCATACGCTTCAACCGCAGCGGAATCTTCTTCAGACATCTTCGGTTTGATCGGAGACGACATAAGAGCCTCCTATTCGTTTAATACGAGCCCGCCATTACTCCGGAGAGTTCTACCCTCTTGAACACCTTGAAGGTGAGCGGAGCGCCTGGTGCGGCTGTCATGTGGAGACGAAAACCTTGGGCGGGAATTGCGAACTCTGCTACTTTGCCAGCGAGCGGGAGGGGAACATCAGCTAACGCTCCACCCAACGGCCGATCTTGTAAGGTATAGAACGTAGGGGCTGCTGCGTCCGGATCATCAGTACATTCGATTGTTCCTGCTGTAGCTGATGTCGGAGCATACAGTACTATCGTCCTTGCATCAGCATAGACTTCTCTCGCTTTTACAACGGGAGATAGTCCTGTGCCGGTTGCCACGATCATATCTGGGCACTTCACAAGATCGAATGACATGGAGAACCCGAGAATATTGGAGGAGTTTACTGCACGATCCCGCAATATACAAGAATTGTGTCCCATCGTCAAGCCCCCAGGTTCATATGCGCCGCGCGGATCGTTCCATGCGCGATTCGGCTGTGGGTACATGGTTCCTGAGATTAGCAACGTGATTTTGAGCTGAGGAGAGCGGAAATAATTTTTAGCCGCTAAATTTGAGGCAGGTCGCTAAAATCTCATCTCTAACACTAAAATCTCGTCTTTAGTTGGTAAATATGAGTTCTTCATGTCAAAAACTCACGGTACAATTAGTCGCGGATCAATGATGATAAACTGTCACTCGTTTTTTGACGGTACCGCCCCCGAAGAGAAGCCGAAGGCCACCGAAGATACACCGTGCCCCGAACAGACACCGAATGCGGCGCTTGATAATGATTATCATTCGCATCTGAGGTGACCCTGGGTCGCACCAGTTGAGAATGGTTTTCAGTCGCATCCCCAGCGAGGTGTGACGGAATGTTACACCAGTGTGTGGCTCGCATCCCCCGAAGCGGACCCGAAGCGGGCCTCGTTCCATATCGCAACGCTGAGCTAACTCTATGTCCTGCAATGAGTTAGGAACGTGGCACGCGTCCTGCTCTACTGAGATCTGTCGGGCGGAGGCACCAGACTCCCTGGCACGGTTCTCGCAATATTCTCTGGTGCAACGGGACGGCAACGGCGCATATACACGCGGACTGGCCTGGCCCCCACATACCCTAACGGAGGGGAACGAGTATGGCGCACGCAATCGGGTGCATTGGCTCCAGTACGGACCAGCGCACGGCGAGGCGAGAGCCAATGACCAAGGAGCAGCGTGCAAAGAATCGCAAGCTTGTTCCACGGCGGAACCAAGATCGCAAGATCGCCTTTGTGGAGATCAAGCGGGATGGTGAAAGGCCGAAGGTCAAGGCGATCCGAGCAGGTCACGCGCATCACTACCAGCAGGCGTTCTGGTGGGCTGATGTGAGTCTCGTCAAAGATGCTGATGGGAAAGTGGTGACGATTAAACGTCACAAATAATGTGACGAAGTGTGCGGTCCTGTGGGACTGAGCCGAGTCTCGTTTAGCACGGGAACGGTCACAGGTTCAAATCCTGTCGCACACATTGAAGTCTGGCTCGTTGGGAGGATATCCCATCCATCCCATCCACGCACATGGATGGAATAGGGCTCCCTCCCAAGGGGTGGGTACCCCCCCCCATTGTTCTCAGTCTATCTATAAAAATAATATATATAGATAGAGAGACTGAGAATAGATAGGGGGGAGGGGGGACGGTCAGGAGGGGAAGGGGTCAGTCCATCCACATGGATGGATGCGATGGATGGGATATTCACGCGGGGAGATAGATGCTGAATCTGAGAATCCGAGTGTGGCGATGGGAGTTCGCGGTGACTCTCAAGCCCATCCGCTCGTTACATGAGTGGAGATCGGCAGACCGTGCAATTCGTGATGCGTGGGGCCATTAGCCTCAGATTGTAAGTAGGGTCCGCCGGTCAGGTGTGGTGTGAAAGCCACACTTGGCATTGCCGAAAGTTGGGGCTTGACAACGTGTCGTGACCGTGTTATATTTACGGTGCGTTGTAGGAAATGAGTGGGTACGGAGAACAACCGTTAATCCAGGGTAATAAGCCTGGTACACTCATTGGCTCTTTGACAATCGCGTGAGCGCTGAATCCCCTCACATATCACCACGAGGGAGGTTCGGTATGTTGTATGTGAAGCAGGAGAAGCCTGTCACCACGAAGCACGAGAAGCTCGGTGACATCAGCTTCGAGGTCGAGGTCCCCCAGCCACAGGATCTGGAAGAGTTGAAGGTCGCCTGCGGTGGAGAGGCCAACCTGGTCGAGTTCGCGTGTGGTCAGATCGCGACCAACGCGAAGAACGTGGCTCGGGCTTACGCCAGGGGCTTCGAGGTTCCGAAGGATGTGACACTGACTCCCGAGAAGATCGCGGAGTTCGTGGCACAGATCGCGAAGCGGGGTCAGGAACTGGCTCACGACTACTCGCCTGCGGCCGAGGGCGCGGGTGGGCCGAGCAAGGCGAAGAAGGCTGCCGCGTACGATCAGATCGCGACGCTCGTCGAGAGCGGGCAGGAGTTCACGAAGGAGCAGCTGTTCTCGCTCCTTCAGCAGGCGAAGTAACGTCGGGGACAGCGCTCACATGCGATTGGTCAACCAGATCAAATCTGGGAAGAGCAATAGGGCGTGAGAGGTAGCTGAAGTGATAAAGCTCGTATGCCAGCCTGCCTGGCTATAACCGTACGAGTCGCGCCGAAATGTCCGAAGCCTGAAGCACTCTCACAACAGGCTAGGCGGAGGCTGGACCCGAAAGGTGATGTCCTCACCATCCAGCCCATTAGGGCGGCGCAACACTGAATTACTGAATTAATCTCGTCATTCTGTGAGGCTATGTGCTCAAGAATAGCACAGATATTCCCGATAAGCTGATCGCGATTGCGGTCGCATTCGGGATGCTTCAAGGGATGAGCAAAGAGGCAGTCCAGAAGATCGTCGTCAAGAACAAGCGACGAGGCAAGACACATGGTAGATGGGGCTGGTATTACCCTGGGGATCAACGAATCGTCGTTATCGTTCCCAGGGTAATTTCACGTCCCCATACCTTTCCAAGACCATATTCGAGGCGAAGGATAATCATATCGTCTCGAGCTGAATTCCTCGTGACTTTGTTGGCTCACGAGATGAGACACGCCTGGCAATACGAGAATTGGCGTACACCAAACATGCTCTGGCGACTGGACAGGAGTTCAGTTGCCAAGTACGCACGTGAGGTGGACGCTGAACTGTGGGAAAGTGAAGTGTTGGAGAGATGGAAGCATAATCTCATGTTTAACGACTAAAGATGAGGGGGTGATCCGGGATGAAGCAGGAGGAGGTCGAGACGCTCCTCATCGAGCTGTGTGATCGTGTGGCAAGTGCAAAGGCGCGATACGCGAAGCTCAACGCAATCGAGGACACGATCCGTAGTGTCAACTCTCTCGCACATGGGATGGTTAACTCGAAACCCATTCGAGATGCGAAGGAGTTGCTCGCGGACATCGTGAGGGAGCAAGCGTTGTCGGAGGATCGCCTGTGACGTGCGCTCATCATGAGCGCCGCTGAGCAATTCGCCGAGAAGGAGGTGAGTCAGAGTGGGACTGAACTTCGGTCGCCGTCGCAGTGACGCAGAGACCACGCTGGACTTCGCAGCTGACGAGGCGACGCAAGTGGAGATTCAGCCAGAGGTTGGACTCCCTGGGAGCTTCAAGCTCTATGTTCATCACCAGGGACGCACTATCGTCAGGGTCTGCAAGTTGAGAGCGACCCAGATCAAGCTCGATCCGAACGTGACAGCAGAGGTCGGACGTGCTGAGGTCGAGCAGTACCTCCGAGAACAAGGGCTGGCTGGCAACGACTGAGGCTTGACAAACGGCCCGCGATGTGTTATATTACGTTGCGGGTTGTTTCCCGTTCCATTTCAGGAGGTCTCAGATCACATCATCGGAGGAACAGAGAATATGGCCGACGAGGGCAAAAAGCTCACGCTCTCGGAAGTGGAGGAGTTCGTTAATGATTTTGCGGTGAAATATGCGCAGGATCATTACACGATGCCAAGGACAGCGTTCAGAATTTTCCTGTGGCCTAGCGATACGCTCGTGAAGATCACTCGCGAACCTACCGCCAGAATTATCATGGGGATTCTGCCGCACCATCCTCGCTTCAACGAGACAATGCGGAGCGCAATCGACAAGGTGGCGGTCCACAAGCTGTACAGTGGTATGGCCGTCGAGAAATTGGCGCTTATCCTCGAAAGGGATACGCACCTCAATCGGTGGTTGAAGGAGAAGTACAATTTCGAGCCGGAGTTGATTCCTCACATGCTGAGCGACGAGGAGATCACGGTTCGCTACATCGAGCGTGTCGAGGTCGTTCATAAGGCGACAGGGATGCGCGAGGTGGTCGAGACCGATGAAAAACAGACCAGGACCACATTCGCAGCGAGACATATCGCTCGGATGAGGCTCGCTCGGCGCGTGCATGAAGCACGGCTCGCTGAGTTGGTGAAAGATCAGCACGACGCAGCATGAAAGTAAGGCTAGGCTGAGTCAAAGCATCGGTAATGCTCGTGACGTTGAGTTGGTGCTTGGGTAAACACTTCCTGCGCTAACGAGAACCAGTCCTAGTCGAAAATGAAGTATGGCGGGGTGGTTGACTGTTGGTATGTCACGACGGACTGTAAATCCGTTGCCTTCGGGCTTCGAGGGTTCGATTCCCTCCCCTTAGCCATAAAGGTCGGCAGGCAGGGCTTTCGCAGAGTGTGACGACCTATCACAGCACAGAGCCTTCCTCCGAGGGCATGGCAGCTAGGGACTGAGCGTGGCCATCGCGAGTCTCCCTGGATTGTGGGTTCGATTCCCACCTGTGCTTTATGTCCGCGATTTATGGACCCAACGCTCATCCGGGCCATCTATGCGCGAGAGTGGACAATGGATTCCCTTGCGAACGCAGGGTAGAGTTCATTCTCTATGATATGGATGGCAGCGGAGGAACATCGAGAACATGCCGCTATCACATGATGATGTTCGTTATCATCTGTGCATTCAGCAGTGGAGTTCTCCCGCTCTGGAGTGAGATTCGTGAACATTGAGTTTCGCAAAGTGAAGCGAGTCGGCAATAACTGCGTGGCCGATATGTTCTTTGATGGCTACAAGGTTGCAGAGATTCACTGTATGCCAAGTGAGTTCACTATACTCACCACGTTGCTACATGATGGCAACATGGCAAACGGTGGATCGAGTGAACAGATAGTTGTCAGCGAGGCTTGACAAACGCGGTACAATGTGTTATACTAAGTATAACACCAAATAGTGCGAGGCACAATCAGTGACCGAAAGTAGCAGGGAACCGTCCGATGCTCAACTCGACAGCGAGCTAGAAGCTGCTGATCTTGAGCATGAGCTTGAGGCGATTCGTACTCGGGAAGCCGAGTTGAATCGTCAGAAGCTCGAAATCATGGACAGACAACGAGTAGCATTGCGTCGCGCTCATGAGGAGAAGCTGCGCCGCGAACGCGAGGCTGAGCAGGAGCGGATACGGAAGGAGCAGGAACAAGAAATCGAGATCCGTGTATGTGACTTCAACGGATTCTTCGTGAACGTGAAGGTCCTTCCAGATATTCGCTCGGACATCCTCAATCTCCTCAGGAACATCTACGGTCGGCAGTTCGATGCGTTCTCTGCAGTTAACCGCATCCCTGCTGAATCGTGGGTGAAGTTCAAGGAAGATGTGACGACCTTGCCTCACGTGAAGGTCACGCATCTTCTTGGCATCGAGGGCAAGATCAAGAAGTACCTCACGATGCCAGACTTCAGCATTTCGATTGACAGCAAACAGCTAAAGGTCGAGACGCACTCGCAGGCGCCCACCAGATATATCGCTGACATTCCTGGATCTGAGTTCTTCCGCGACAAAGGCTATTGGACAGCGCCGCTCACTGAGGGCTGGCGTCTATTCCAGAAGCTAGAGCTTTACGCAGCGGAGATTCCGGAGGATAGACAACGAGGCGTGATCTGGGCGCCTGACGCACTGAGACTAGTAGAAGCAGAAGTTGAGCGTCGCACGAAGCTTGACACGGTGGCGCTCCAACAGGACTCAACATTCGATGTCAAGTTCGAGAATGGATTTGTACTACGGCCATTTCAGAGAGTTGGAATCGAGTTCATCGACCTCTCCAAAGGTCGTGCGCTTGTGGCTGATCAGATGGGACTCGGCAAGACTTGGGAATCTATTGGTTGGATTATCCTCAGAAATCTCCGATCAGTCATTGTCTGCCCTGCCCATCTCAAGGCTAATTGGGCGCGTGAGATCCACCAACTCACCGGCCAGTTTCCCGCGATACTCTCTGGTCGCGAACCTTCCAAGTACGATGTAGAGCTGCTCCTAATCACCAAACCACAGTTCACGATCATCAACTACGATATTCTCGCAGCTAAGACAAAGGTGGACGAGCAAAGGGTCGTCGATGAGAAAGGCGATATTCACGTCACGCCACCCAAGGAGAGATTCCTCTGGGCTGAGCTGATCATGATGTCGAAGCCTGACGTGATCGTAGTTGACGAGGCGCACTACACCAAGAACACGGACAGCAATCGGTCCAAAGCTACTCGAATGCTGCAAGTCGAGCACCGCATCGCCATGACTGGAACACCAGTCTTGAATCGTCCCGGAGAATATTGGGCGATTCTCAACTGGCTACGTCCAGAGCTGTTCCCTTCCGAAGACAAATTCATCTGGCAATACACGAACAACGGACGCACGGCTCGGAATGTAGAAGAGTTGCGAGATCTCCTCAAGCCTATCATGATTCGTCGGCTGAAGAAGGATGTCGTCTCGGAATTGCCTCCGATCAATCGCATCACAGAGCTGCATGAACTCTCCGAAGATGCAGTCGTTGTCTACAAGAAAGTTCTCGCGGGTGTGTACAAGGCGATTGACGACGCTGGTAATCAAATTGAGCGGAACGTCGCCAACATCCTAGTTGAGATCGGAAAGCTGAAAGAGGTCTGTGCTCATGACAAGGTTGACCGAGTTGCGGACCTGGCAACGGAACTGTTTGACACGGAGCAGGATGCGGCGGACGCGAAGCTTGGGAACAAGAAGGTCCTCATCTTCTCGCAATACAAAGACGTTGTTCGTAAGGTGGCTGCAAGACTTGGACGAGAAGCTATCTACTGGACAGGTGACACAGATTTCGCAGAGCGCACTCGTCTTGAAAACGAATTCCAGACTAATCCGGATGTGCATTTCCTGGTGGTAAGCCTGATGACAGGCCAGACAGGACTAAACCTCACCGCTGCCGGACACGTCATCTTCGCAGACCTCTACTGGACACCGGCTGCACACGCACAGGCAGAGGAGCGCGCATACGGACGACTCTCGAACATGCACGGTTGCGACAGTTACTATGTCGTAGCCGAGCGTACAATCGAAGAGTGGATTCAGGAGATGCTCGCTGCCAAGCTCGAAACGATCAACGCAGTCGTGGAAGGAATCGACAGCGAGCGTGATCCGAGCATCGGAATGGCAATCATCCAACAGTAGAACCAGCTGAGGGGGCAGCTATGACTACACTCGAAGAAACGCTCCATGGTCTCCTCGCTGAGCATGCGGAGGGGGCCGCG